GGTCCACACAAGTTCCTGTCGGTCATTGTGACTAGATTTGGTATCCCAGAAATAGGAGTACAAATATGGCTTTATCAGCCACTAGTGCAAGAACCAAAAGACTTGTGACTCACCTCCGCTTATGCGGTTTCAACGAACTCCAAACTAATTCAATAGTTGGTGAAGTTGTGAAATGGGAGTCTTATAACGGTCCGGAATGGACTGTTAATAGGCTCAAGGCTCTTAAAGAGTGGTTAATCAATCTGAAAGGGGGTAACAAAAATTACTACCCTTCAGGCCATTGGATAGCCTCTAAGACTTATGATGGTATGAAAGTTCCGAAAGGGATTTTTGGATCCATTTTCAGATATGCTTTGACTCAAAAGAAAGTTAAGCTTTTTACAAAAGCCCTTTCTGCGATCATGGTATACACTGATTTTAAGTCTGAATCTTTGACACCTACTCAAGCAAAGAAGACAATTGATGCATTTACTGCACCTTTTGCCGGCGATGCCGTGTTGATGTCTAGGATGACTCAAGCTAATTGTTTGGAACTGCAGAAGCGGTTACCACACCTTCAGCCTGGTCCGTGTAAGTATGACTTCTCATTTGTCGGATTAAATTCCGCGAAACCTACTAACCAACACGAAAAATCGTGGTTGGGGTCATTTATGACCTCATTAGGTTATAGGCCGATTATGAGATTCTTGAGAAAACACTTTGGTCTTCCAACCGATGTGTCTGTCCCTATAAACAGTAAGACTTGGTCAGTATTTGATATGCTGCCAGGTTCTATATCTGTGTTACAGGAACGCGGGTTTAAAGCCCGTGTAGTGGCTATGCCTCTAGCAGGTTTACAAGTATGTTTAAGACCTTTACATAATAGTCTTAATAACGTATTGCGTAACCTACCTGAGGACTGTACTTTTGATCAAGAGTCAGGTGCAGAGTTTGCAAAGGACTCCTTCCGGGAGGGTCGTAGGATTTATTCTATTGACTTGTCCTCGGCTACCGATAGGTTTCCTCGGGAGTATTCTCTCTCTTTATTACGAGCAGCAGGATTTGCTGATGAGGCTGATTTAATCAGCATCGTCTCGGATGATGAGTGGAGGGTTTCTCCTGAGTTAGCTAAATATTTGGGTCGTGATACTATCAAGTACTCTGTGGGTCAACCACAGGGTATGATAGGATCATTCCCATTATTTGCATGGTCTCATCATGTTTTGATGCAA